TCATGGTTATCTCCAAAGGTTAACGAGATGAATAATCGCGCCGCGTACCACTACGGCTATATGACTTTATACCCGTTGTGCGATATTGAACAGACGCTGGCTGTTCATCGCGTGTTAGGTCTGAAGTCATAACTCGTGGCTGGTCTGCTGTAGAGCGTACAGGGTCTGCGGCTGCGCCTTGGTTTGGCATTGCTGAAGTTTCGGCCATTACAGTTCCTCCGGCATTTCAGGTGCGCCGCCTTTAGCTGGTGGCGCGACTGGCATCATCGCTTGAGCTTCTTCCTGTTTCTTGAGCTTATCCTTCAGCATTTGCTTCATCGGAGGCTCAAGCAGGTCAAGCAGCGATTCCTTATCAATAGCTTGCGCCTTGAATAGATTAAATGCAAGCTGACGTAAATCTTCAGTAAAGATTGGGCTGTTAGAGTGAGCGTCAACCTTAACTGCAAAGTCTTCCGTAAACTGGTCTGGAATAAACTTAACGCCATCAGTATCGGTTAAATGAATCGGGTCATACTTCTGCATCATTTTCAAATACAGAGTAGCCAGCTTCTCTAGCGAATCCTCAATAATCAGTGCGCGTTTCTTGGCGCGAGAGCTACCCAAACGAGCCAACTGAGATGCGTGACCAGCAGAGCGCACACCAGATTCGCCTCGACCAGATAAGACACTACTGATTCCAGAGGCTTCTTCAAACATAAGGTCGATTTCACGAATCTCTCCAAACAAGTCAGGCGGCATTTGCGGAGCCAGCTTGTCTACACGGGCGTTCGGTAAGTCAGAAGCCAGTAAACCGCCAGCGCGATTAAGAGCAAAATTCTTTTCATCCAATAGCCCTGTAAACCCAGACAGCATCATCGGTGGAGATACCTGCTTAGACAGAATATCCAGAATCTCAGTAATGCGACGATTCCGAAGCTGTTGCAGGTAAATCAGTCGAGATACTTCCGACTGCCCCCAGAAGTAATCGTACTGTGGATTCGGCGCAAGCTGAACAAACGGCAGCTCGCCTTTTAAGAATACTGTCTCGCCGGGACGGTCATAGATAACTACGTCAGGGTCAGCAATGGTTACAACCTGATAGTCTTCAGTGTCATCGTTCCACACCCACAGCTCGCGCATTTCGATGGTGTCTTCGCCAAGCATAGGCTTGTAGCGGTTAACGCCGTATAGCTCCAGATTGACCGTACCGTAAATGGTTGGGTTAGTCTGGCTCATCACGATGCGGTCTACGCCTTCAGGCACATCAGATGTCGGCGGGTGATAGCCTTCCGACACACGCTTTACAATCTTGTCGCGTTGCGGGTGCGAGTAAAGGCGAGCGTACAGCTCAGACTTTGTGATGTAGTAAGTCTGGATGATGGCTTCTTGGCGAGACAGCGATGGCGTGTCTTCGCGCAGCACACCCATGTTGGCAGGTTCCACCATGTACGGATGGATGCCGTTGTTGTAGATCAATTTGACGAACGTAGACGAATACGGCAACGACCACGTAAGCGCCATGTTAAACACTTGGTCAGCGTTGCTGTTAATCCACTCGTCATTGAGCGCACGGGTCAAAGCTGGAATCTTCTTGTGTTCAGCAGGGCTGACGGCTGCGCCTAGGTCGATAGAGAAGCGCGTCGTTTCTGCCGAATACAGGAAGCTGGTGAGCTGGTCGATGTGTGGATAAATCTTGTTGTAGATTGCTGGAGATTCTTCAGGGCCAGCACCAAACAAGTACCACGAACGTAGCGATGAATAGTCTCCCTTGCGAGAATCTTTGGAGACTTCGCACTTCTCCATCAGGTCAAGGTAGAAAAGCTCGCGTTCGGTAGGATTCTCAGGGATTCTCATGGCTATTTCTTAATCGAAAGATTTTCGTGGTCACGGAATGTAGCTTTGGGGTCGCTAGTAGGGCCACGGGTAATACCTGCTTCCGATGGACGGATACCAACAGACTCGCCTTTGATTGATTGTACAGCACGGCCTGACAAAACATTGCCCATATTCAAGCCTTGGAAACCACCACCCCAGATAGCGCCATTGCCCGGACGCTGTTCTGCGTACTTTTTCTCAGCATGAGCTTGCACGATAGCAGTTTCCTCTTTGTTGAGTGCCGTATTGTTACGTGCGAGGTAGCCAGTCTGGTGTTCCCCTTCACGTGTTGACTTGATATTAGTCATGTTGAACTCTTTTGCCAAGCCTTTCAACGTCTTGTCGATGTTTTTAGTCCTTCCGCCGTGGTAAGCAGGGGCGCGAAGGTAGATTCGCTCACCCTTTACGCCACATTCAGGACACTCTGGCTCCCAAGCCTCGTAAATACCATGCTCTGCACACTTAAAATCGCGTAAAACAGCCATTTTTATCCCCTTTTATGCCTTTTTGAACAAGTCTTCTAACGTCATTTCGTCGTAGTTACAACGGTTAAAAACACCTACTTTTAGCCCTATTTGACCGTTTTTTAGGCCTATTTTCATGCCTCGGTACGCTCTAGGACGCGCTTCACGCCTGTAATCAGGGTAAATGTGCCTATCTTTGCCTCTCATAATCGCTACATAACCGTTTTTCCAAGCGTTATAAGCGTTTGTCACCCGTCTTTGCGTCACTTCTGTCAGTGTAGCGGTCTCGTAGACAAAAACATCCCACAAATGACGCTCAGACATACCAGCAAGCTCTGCAAAACTGCGCACAGAGATGCCTCTTTCTGGGTCTGCAAGCATTTTCTTGATGGTTTTGAGCAATTCTGCCTTTGGCATAGCTGTATACATATCAACTTCCGTACATTCCGATGCGTTTTAGGTAATCAGACACGTTTTTACCCACAGAAATCTCCTCTGGGGTCACATCATCGAGTGCGTGGCTAATCTCACGGGTCAATCTTTGCTGAATCAGCTTTGGCTGCACCTGTTCAGCGTAGGCAACAGCCGCCAGAGCGGTAGCAATCACTCTGTCATCCTTATTTCGACCAGAGGCAGAGATAGAGCTACCCTCACGGACAATCGTTTTCATCTCGTTTAGCAGCTCCAGCGAGTGAACATTCATCATGCCGCGTTCAAAATAGTCTTTGTAGTACGACAGCATCCGTTCTTTCGTGCCAGCCGTCGTAAACCAGCCGATAGAGTTAGACAGGGAGCCGAATGTGTCGTTACGCCGCCAGATATAGTTCTGCATGTGCGCTAGGACGTTGAACAAATCTCTGCCTGTCGCATTGCCCATGCTCGTCGCTTCCCGTTTAAGGTTCCGCAGCTCGTTGATAACTGCCTGACCGGGGCCGTTGACTTCAAGGTTAAGTGTAGAGTTCTTGTACGCACCCGCAAGATAAGCAATAACCCACGCAAACTGGTACGTGTTGAGTTCGGACGTAGCAAACTCTGCCACTTGGTCGAGTCCGTCGGCATAGCAGCGGAATACTTGGATGCAGAAGCGGTCAGCCCAATCCGATGAGCCATACGCGGGGTCAGCGCCAATAACGTAATAGGCCGAGTCGATTGGTTCTTCCCATATCTTAAGAGTGCATAGCTTTTCCGTACTACGGAGCAGCTCTGTGTCTTTGAAGTGAGCGCCCATACTGAATCTGTACGTCTGGTACTCCAGACTTTTTGCAATCTTTGCTGCATCCGTACACCTAGCGTTAGAGAAGAAAGAGGTTCCGGTCATCACGAAAGCGTAGTCTTCCGTCGGTGGAAACTCCTGATACATCAGCGCATCGTCTTTAATGCCCTCGTACATCTTCCAGCGCCACCAAGCAATCTGACGGCTGTTAATGTCTACGTCATACAGCTTCTTAATATCCCTAACCCACTCCTTCTCCTCGGCGTTTAGCTTGCCATCCCAGTACACCTTGTAGATATTGGCATCAGAAGCAGACTTCTCCGGGTCGATAGAGTAGAACTGGTTGCGCCACCAGCCGCAAAAGATAGCCTTCTGTGTGCGGGCGCGTTTAGCAGTGGTGTACATGTCGTGAAACATGTTAAATCCCTGTGCCGTAGACTCAAATATGTACAGTCGTTCAGGGTTGTTTTCAGCCAGCGAAGCAATCAGAGAGGCAAGACCTTCTTCATTTCCCCACGAAGCAGTTTCCGTACCGTGCAGATAGGTAATAGCTTTACCTTGTCCGAGCCGAGACTTGTTTCCAGCGATTTGATAAAAGAGCCGTGAGCGATTCTTAAGTACCATCTGGTTACGGTTGTGTGCCACCAGCGGGATTCTGTACTCTTTGGGCAAGCCTTCCATATACATCGAAAGAGTAGACCGGAACATATCCCGGTTTTCTTCCGTATCAGAAACCAACGTGCCTTGCCATCCGTTATGAGTAAACTGCCAGTAGAGGTCAAGAGCAAGTGAAATAGTGGTGATACCGAGCTGCCGTCCTTTGAGGATGACGAAGAAGTGAATATCGTTGTCAAGGCCACTGGCTATTTCCTCCATTACGTATGTCTGAGTGCCTAGCAGCTCATCCATGTTGCGTAGCCCCTGTTCCTTAGTCTCAATCTTGAGTTGGGAACAGAAGCGATAAAACTGTCGTAGGTTAAATTTCATTTTTTGTTTGTCTGGCGAGACTTATCGAAATCGCCTAAATCCCAGTTGGCAATCTTGTATCTGGCTTCTTTGTGGCGAGCAAGGCGCAGCAGCTCCTCGTACTGGCTGTCTGTGTACTTATCTTTCCAGTCTTTAGCGAGAGCTATCTTTTCTTTGTCTTTAGTTGCTTGTACTGCCCGTTCCATCTCACGCTTTAGCCGCGCACGAATCTCCATCAGCTTCTCGTGTTCAGCGTCTTCCTTATCACCAGTATGGGATATATAGGGCATTAGAGTCAGTCGATTGATCTTATTTGTGGATGCAGTCAGTACAGTTCGTGTCTGTCAGCTTAAGGTCGTAACGACAATCCTTGCTCATCACGTTCTTAATGTATTCAGTACCAATCTTGAACATACCAGTGTTAACGTCAATAACGCGCACAGGTACATAGTAACCCGGTTGCAGGTTACGGTTAAAACATCCGTATCGCTTATTGCTGGACACCTTTTACACCACGGGCACGAATATGGTGAGCACAACCATACCCGGCATTAGCCTGACCAGCCTCAAACTCAGAATCGCTTTCCTGATGCGCTTCATCAGAGGAATTGCCGTATTCTTCACAAACCTTGGCGCAAGCCTCTCTCTCATTCTCAATCTCTTGTTGAATGAGCTTTGCAGCCTCCATCTGTACACGCATGACCTCTGCTATCAGTTGGTCAGTGTTCATCGCGTAAAGACTGTTTACGTAGGCTTCTTGGGCGTTCTTAGCTGCGTACATTCACTTGTTCCTAATGGTTATTAGAATACTTAATCCTATTAACAGGTATATCACTACACCTGTCAACAGAGCAAGGTCACTCCACCCGCCAGACACGTACACCGTCAGCTTCACGACGGGCAATAAACTTACGGCCTAGTTTCTTCCCCATACGCCAGTTAGCGTTACAGACAATCTGTAGCTTGCCATCACGGACAAAGAAACTCTCTCCGACTTCCATCGTGTGACGAGGATAACGGTTCCTAGCACGTGCTTCCGGAACTGGTACATCTTTGTCTAACGTAATCTCTGTGTTCATACTCACCTCCATGTGCGTACTGTACATCATAATCGTAATAATACAAGTATATGTCAGAAGTCTACTAATCTATTGATAAATTAGTAGGCGTAGAAAAAACGTATTTTTTTATGGGGGTGGGAAGGAATAGGGCGCGCATATTCGGGGGGTCGAGTCCCTTTCAGTTTGCCAAACTTGTGCGAGATTCTGAGCTGGAATCCCTGCCCATTCCCCAAGGCCATGCCTACTGAAACATGAGGGAATTCCCTTTCTCTCTGTCCCCTTTTGTCCCTTGTCCCATTTCATAATGTGGAAAGAGGG